TGGTAAAATCGCTATTTGAATTGTTATAGTCTGCTCTCTAATTTCTTTTTTATATGATAACGAGCAATAAACATTTATTATACATTCTTGGTGTTGACCAAACACAGCTAGAGTACATTCTTGCTAACCTTGAAAGTTTTTATTATTCCTTTGAGAGAGAAAAAGTTGATAAAATTACTGGAAAGCCTAAATTAGAAAATGGTGAGCCGACTTTCCGTAAAATAAACTCTTCCACAGGATTATTAAAAACAGTGCAAACCCGTTTATATAAGTTCATTTCAGAAAAAGCAGAAATTCCTAATTATGTCTATGGCGGCGTAAAAGGGAAAAATAATGTTCTTAATGCACGTTATCATCAGGGGAATAAATTCATCTTTACAACTGACCTAAAATCTTTTTTCCCTTCGATTTCACATAAACAAGTTTTTGAAATGTTTTTAAGAGAAGGGTGTACTCCAACTATTGCACGGATTTTAACAAAGCTGACCACAATAAAGCGTCAAGTTCCACAAGGAATTCCTACCTCAACGCTCATTGCCAATTTGGTATTTAAGCCCACGGGCGAAAAGATAGCCCAACTAGCGAAAGAAAACCATATTAAATTTACAATGTTTGTAGATGATATAACCTTATCCAGCAAAATAGATTTTAAAAGTTTACTACCTTTATTTTTATCTCTTATTCGAGAAAGTGGGTTTGCCATAAATCATAATAAAACGCATTATAAAACAAAGAACCCTATTGTGACAGGAGTAATATGTCAAAATAATCGGCTTCTTCCTCCACTTGGTTATAAGAAAAAGAAAGCAAGGTTACAGCAGGAATTACAAACTGGGAAAAAATCTGTAGAACCTCAATTACGTGGTTTATCAACCTATCTTGAAAGGATAAGTAAAACGTAATCTAAGTGGATAAGTTATTTGTTGTTTTCAAATAAAATTGTTACCTTTGCAAGTGAGGAAAACGTTCTTTTGATTAGTGCAGAACATTGCAGAATATAGAAGCCCGCTGGTTTCCATATCGTTACCTGTCAAACTGACAATCTTTGTAAGTTTCTCGTTTTCAACGAGTAAGAAGAAATGATATGTCTTCTTGTGTGGAAGCAAATTCGTTTATTGATTCCACAGAGTATAGCTATATCCTTTAGATATTTGTTGATGTCCGCAGGGTCTTGAATAGGGAGTAGTTTCTCTCCACCTTTGTACTTATCCAATATCAGTTTGGCGATAGGGAGTAGGGGAATGCGTGATAGAACCCCTGTCTTAACCCTACGTTTCTTAATCCATATTCTGCCTGCACTGTCTTTCTCAAAGTGCTCTGGTGTCAAGGTCTTAATATCAATGTAGCTAAGCCCAGTGAAGCACCCAAAGAGGAACATATCTTTAGCACGCTCCAATCGTGGCAGGGGAGTATCAAAGTTGATAATCTTCCTCAATTCTTCTTCATCCAAGAAATCAATATCCACAGGTTCACGTTCCACCTTATAAGTAGAGAATGGATTGAACGCCATATAGGAGTTGGCTACTGATAGATTGATAATCTTCTTCAATAGCTTTAAATGTTTAGTGGATGAGTTCTGTGCCATGCCCTTATCAATTCTTAGAAATGAATGAAATGATTGGATGAAGTTTAGATTCAGTTCACGTAAGTATAAATCTTCTCGTTTGTACTTCTGCTGAACAAACTCCCTTAATAATCTGATGGTATAGACAGACACCCAATAAGTAGCTTTAGAAACTCCATTGCCTATCATCTTCTCTTGTTCTTGGTTATGTTCTTCAAAGACTTCAAACAGACTTCTCTCTTTAATGGATTCTACTTTATCAAAGTAGGCATCACGCAATAGGTCTGCTGTGATTATAAAACCTCTGTCTAACAGTTCAGCTTCTTTCTGATATAGTTTAGCTTTAATAGCTTTTAAGTAGTTGTTTAGACTTTGGGCTTCTTCATCCTTACCCTTTACTTGTTGCTTGTTCTTGTCCCAATTACAAGATTTAACTTTCTTGCCTGTGGAGAATGTACATCGTTCTCCATTCACTGTGAGTACAACCTCTATTGAAGTTGTACCATCTTTCCTAACTCTGCTATCTCTTATGAAGAATAGTATAGCAAATGAACTTCTTACCATTGTTTAATCATTTAAAATTAGACATTTGGAAGTCCTTTAATATGATATATCTACCTGTTAGTTAGGTGGATAAGTGAAATCTTGTGTGCAGTTTGATAAAAACATGAAATTGCACACAAATTGCACACAGAATAGCTTCAATTTAGCCTACTTTTAAGGATAATCAGCCACGTTTACCCTTAGAGATTCAAGCTCCATTTAAGCTATAATTTGCTTCAATTCCATTATCTAATCACAGCTAATTATAAGAAGAATAACAAAAGGAAATGAGTATTAGATAGGGGATAAGCATTGCAGTATAACTAAAATAAAAATCCCCATAACCATTACAGTTACAGGGATTTATATATTAGTAATGTATTATATTACTTGTTTAAGGCAGTAGCTACGTCAAC